CTAAATTATTTTTAGGGGCATAAAAGGGGCAGTTTGATTATTAATCAATTCTTTCATATTTACAGTTGTATGACTGTAAATTGATAATGTTGTGTTGGGGTCTGAATGGCCAACTCTGTCCATAATCGCTTTTAGTGGTATTCCTTTTTCGGCTAAAAACGAAATGTGTGAGTGTCTGAATAAGTGAGTATGATAGTTACCATAAATTTTCAGGCGCTTATTGATGTATGCGTTTAAAATTGGTAAACCTTTTGAATTTGGAAAAATAAATTCACTTACTTTATTTTGTCGATTGATGATTTCTAAAATGTTATCAGACACAGAAATTTTGCGAGTTGATTTTTTGGTCTTAGTAGTCGTGATTTCTTTAGTGTAAAAATCGTAAGTTGCGTTAATTAGAATTTCTTTATTTTCAAAATCTATCTTATCATAAGTCAAGCAAGCCAGTTCGCCATACCTTGCACCAGTCAGAAACATCAATAAAACGATGTCTGCGAGCTTTTGTTCGTTGTTGGCTATCATTCTACCACAGAGGTCATAAACTTCATCAGATGTTAAATAAAGTACCTTTTCAGGCATATATTCCTCTTTTGGCTTAGGTACTAAAACATTATCTGTCGGATTGCTTGTTAAATAGTCCATTTGGATTGCGTAAGACAAAATAGCGTGTAATCTTTTTCTGCATTTATGTGTAACATGGTACGAATGGTTTGTCAATAAGTTGTCAATAAGTTGTCAATAAGTTGTCTAATGTCGCGTTTAGTCAACTTGCTGATAATTGTATCATCTGGCAACACGGTTGCGATATGACCGTCTGAGACTAAATAACCACGCTTTGTAGAGTCTTTGACCGTTGGTATCCATTGATTTAAATATTCGCGCTTTAATTCACCATAGGTCATCTCAGAATGATCGCGAATAGCGAGTCTATCTTCAATCTTTTCTTTGATAATAATACTTGCTTTATTCTTAGCTTGATTACTATTCTTATCAAGTGTCACAGATACTTTTTTATATTTTCCGGTTAATGGATCTGTATAACGTTCGATAAATTTAAATTTTCCATTTAATAATTCTTCAATCCACATTTGTTTTATACCTCAATTTCTGTTAAAATGGGTATAAGAAAACGAGCCATTTAATGCTTGTTTCTTATACGGTTTGGCCTCACACTCAACGTTTGGCGATGGCGAGTGTGGGGCTTTTTTATTTGTCTAAAAGTAAGTAGCCGTCTATATAAATTAGAGGGACACTATTCTCGGAACCACTTGTTGTCGTATATTCATAAGATAATAAATATCTTCCATTGATAGTGATATTATCAGTTTCTAAAAGCTTAGTTTCTAGTCGCTTGGTTTCGATAAACAACATATACAAGTCCCCATTAGGGGTGTTTGCTAGAATTTTAGTATATTTATCTTTATCAGAGATTTGTATTATTTTTAAATTATCGATTCTAACTTTAAGGGAAAAGTACTTTTTAGGGTCTCTTAAAATTGTTTTGTAGTCATAAAATAGATACTCCTCTGATTTGTAGTTATCTGTTGTTACTTTGTCAATCTTAGATATTAGAGTGTCAAAGTATTCTTTTTCGCTCATATCTCCAGATACTTTACTAGTATCCGATGATAGAGTTTTTGATGTTGTATCTTTTTTTGAGCCACCAGAGCAAGCTCCGAGACATACTATTAAGACTGATAAGGTAAACAAATATACTATTTTTTTCACAATAAATCCCCTAGATTAATTTTTTGAATTCGTCTTGTATTATCTCTTGCCCCCACGTCGTTGATATTTGATATGTCGTGGCAAACTGCAACCAATTAAAATCAACAACATCATGAGATGACAAGTAATTCTTTATCAATTCCCTAATCATAAATCTATCGGCTTGGTTTTCGTATTTTAGTAGCAATCTTTGATACTGTTTAGGGTCATGTTCAAGATGACCTAACTCGTGTAAAATAACTTTTTCTTTTTCTATTTGTGATAGATTTTGATTAATGTAGATTATCCGCTTGTCTGGATAGTAAAACCCTTTTCTGTCCCACATCGCTTCAGGGAACTCGAATAACTTGATATTGTACTGACTAAGTATCTCATTTATCTTCACCATTCCCCACTCCTAAAGACAATTTAATAATAGCTTCGATTTTTTCTACGTCTGTGTCAGATAAAGGTTTTCCGTCAAACATCACAACACGTTCACGGAGATTGGATAGGTCAATAGTTTGTGTCGGAGAGTTTTTAGGTGTCACCCCAATGATATGTTCTGGTGTCGTCCCTAAAGCCTTCGCAAATAAGTTGGCTCTATCTAGCGGAAATTTTCTTGCTTTATTAAAGTATAATGATACACCTGATTTTGACATGCCGACTTTTCTAGATAATTCACTTATCGAGAGATTTTTCTCTTTTCTGATATTATCCATCAAGTCAATTATTTCATCGTTTGTTCGCATTTTTTCGCCTTTCTTTTATTGACTATCTAAATTATACCACCGTTCTCAAAAAAGCACAATCGTTCTCACGGAAAAACTTTTTTATTTTTTTTAGATAAAAGTGTTGACAATAAAGAACGATATTGATATACTTAGATTGTTCTTTTAAGAGAACGAAATAAAAAGACAAAACAGAAGAGGGGGAAATATGGCAGTAGATTATTTACGTGTTAAAGCGGAGCGTATCGCCAAAGGCTACACACAAGACTACATGGCTAAGCAACTAGGATGGTCTGACCGAGCTAGATACGCAAAACGCGAGAACGGATTCGTATCTTTTGATGCTGATGAGTTAGCAAAAGTAGCTGAAATTTTAGGCATTTCAAAAGATGATATTGGAATTTTTTTTACATACAACGTTCACTAAAAAGAACGATTTGTTGGTTTTAGCCGCAAAAAAAAAACGACTGCGGGAACAGTCGCTAACTAAATTAATTTACTTAATTATACCATGAAAGGAAACAATATGCTAGCGAAATTAAAAAGCGGTATTGAAGTACCTTACGAAGAATTATGGATGGATGATAATGATTTAGCTGAATTTATTGGAAAGTCATTTGATCAAACGCAGCGATTACTAAGAAAGATGTACAAAGACAGAAATTACCGTAAGTACATTGACAAGGTTGGTGGTCGTTCGACAAAAGTTAAAAAATTTGAAGAATGGAGAAAAACACAAAATGAAAAGCTTATTTAACTTTATTTTCGCAAAACCAAAAAAACAAGAAGAAAAACCAAAATGGACGATTGAAAACAACGGTTGGGAAGCCAATGCGCGTAGATATAACCAGTTGCACGGTTTGCCTGGCAAGCAGATTTGGTAGGAGGAAAGAATGGAACAACAACTAATTAATGATAACGAATTTTTGCGAGACGAAAATCGCAGGTTAAATAATGAATTGGCGGAACATTATTTTGTAGTTACAGCTAAAGCCAATTTATTAGATGTCATTATTGCCAGTGGTTTTATCTTGCAAAGTACGATAGATAAATGTATAGCCGAATTGGATGAAATTGATCAAATGGAACTTAGAAAGGTATGGAATAAATAGTATGAGATTAGCAAAGCAAAAAATTGGAGCTCAACAAAATGGATATGGCCGCATTGGATGTGATATTGAAATTTATAATGAAATTGCTGAAATTGCAGATAAATGTGGATATACCCTGACGAGCTTAACAAATGCTCTTTTAGGTTATGCTTTAGAGAATAGCGAGCTCACAGCAGAAACAAAAACAGTTGAAGTTTTTAAATTTACTATAGGAAACGAGGATTTCGATAATGGTAACAATTAATAAATTGGAAATTGAAAACGTTAAGCGTATTAAAGCAGTAAAGATTGAACCATCCGCAACCGGCCTGACTATAGTTGGTGGAAACAATAACCAAGGGAAAACAAGCGTTCTAGATGCAATTGCTTGGGCGCTAGGAGGCAATAAATATAAACCAAGTCAAGCAACACGAGAAGGGTCCATGGTGCCACCTACACTTAAAATCACCATGTCTAACGGACTTATCGTTGAGCGTAAAGGCAAGAATGCTAGTCTTAAGGTAATTGACCCTAACGGACAAAAAGGCGGTCAGCAGTTGCTAGATAGCTTTGTAGAAGAATTGGCTATTAACTTGCCGAAATTTATGGATAGTACACCAAAAGAGAAAGCAGATGTCTTGCTTGAAATTATTGGTGTCGGTGATCAGCTAGCAGAGTTAGAGCTAAAAGAAAAAGAAATATACAATCAACGTCACGCTATCGGTGTTATAGCAGACCAAAAAGAAAAGTTTGCTAAGGAGATGACATATTATCCTGACGCACCTAAACAACTGGTAAGTATTTCTGAGCTTATCCAACAACACCAAGCTATATTAGCCAAAAACGGAGAGAATGCTCAAAAGCGTCAAAATGTAGAACGTATTCGCTATGATTATAATCAATCTATCTTGGAAGTTGACCGTTTACGCAAGTTATTAGCAGATGCAGAAGCTAAGACGAATAAGTTAAGCGAGGATTTAAAAATAGCAAATACTGACGCTATGGATTTACATGATGAATCAACAGCTGAAATCGAGGCGAATATTGCCGATATTGATGAAGTCAACCGCAAAGTGCGCGCTAACTTTGATAAAGATAAAGCTGAAGAAGATGCTAAACAGCAGCGTGAACAATATAACATATTGACTAATGATATTGAGTCAATTCGTCAACAAAAAAGAGACTTATTGATTAATGCAGATTTGCCGCTTGAAGGCTTATCAGTAGATGATGGAAAGTTACTTTACCTTGGTCAAGAGTGGGATAATATGTCAGGCAGCCAACAACTAATAGTAGCAACTGCTATTGTACGTAAACTAAAACCAGATTGTGGCTTTGTTTTGATTGATAAACTCGAACAGATGGACAACATCACACTTGAACAATTTGGTAAACGGCTAGAGCAGGAGGGTTTGCAAGCTATTGCAACCCGTGTATCAATTGGTGAAGAGTGTGCCATCATTATAGAAGATGGATACTCAGTGGAAAACAAAGCTCATAACTTTAAAACAGCAGAGGGTGGTAATTTTGCTGAAACAGTAGCACCGACTTGGAAAGGTGAGTTTTAGAAAGAGAGGTAAATATGCAAATTACAAGAGGTAAACGAGCACGTGCTCAACGTGTCATCATTTATGGACCAGAAGGAATCGGTAAATCTAGTTTTGCTGCTAATTTTCCTGAACCATTGTTCATTGATACGGAGGGATCAACAGATAATATGGATGTTGCTCGCATGGACAAACCGACAAGCTATATTATGCTAAAAAATCAAATTGCATGGATTAAAGCGAATCCAACATGTTGCAAGACACTCGTTATTGACACTATTGACTGGGCAGAAAGCTTAATAGTAGATGATGTATGTGCTCAACATGGAAAAAAAGGAATTGAAGATTTTGGATGGGGTAATGGTTACACTTACACAAAAGAAGAAGTTGGACGTTTTCTAAATATGTTGCAGGAATTGATCGAGTTAGGTATCAATGTCGTCCTTACTGCTCATGCCCAAATGCGTAAATTTGAGCAACCTGATGAAATGGGAGCTTATGATCGCTGGGAACTCAAGCTAGGTAAAAAGACAAGCTCACAGACTGCACCATTAGTTAAAGAATGGGCTGACATGGTTCTGTTCGCTAATTATAAAACTGTAGTGATGACAGCTGATAACAACAAGAAGAAAGCAACTGGCGGTGCCCGTGTCTTATATACACAACATCATCCAGCATGGGATGCAAAAAACCGTCATGGATTACCAGAAGAAATGCCACTTGATTACGCTGGTATCGCACATATATTCGCACAAGCACCAAGTCAACCAGTAACAGAAACACCGCCAGTACAGCAACCTACGCCTGCTCAATCCGTACACGAACCCGCACATGAGCATCGAACAACGTCTCAACCGCAACAAGTTCCAAAGAATGAAACAGGTCAACAAGTTGTGTATCCATCATCATTGCCACAGGCATTAACAGACCTGATGATGGCCGAACAAGTTACACCAGATGAGTTAGTAGCAGTAGCAAATATTAGAGGACACTTCCCTCCACTGACTCCTATTGAAAACTTTCCACCAGATTACTGGAGCATGATTGTAGCAAATTGGGGAGCCACATTGGAAGTTATTAAAACACAAGTCCGAGCAATAGAACCGCCCTTTACAGTGGAAGGCTCATAGATTTTGGGAATTAGAAATAATATCGAGGTATAACAAAACATGGATAAAACAATCAAATTAGATTTATCAGCTATTGGAGAAGGGGGCTTACAAGAAAAAGTGGATAGCGTCTTATGGTCATTGTAGAAGGCCCTCGTGAAGTTATTGTTTGCGAAGAAGATGATGACGACCTTAATCGAAATGTGTTAGTAACTGTGGAGGCAATTATTCCAAATGTTCAATTTGGCCGCTATGATTCACCTTCTGATTTTAATATTAGTCTGCAATCATTATTCGTTAACGCTGACGATCGTAACACAGTTATTGAATTCGCTAGTGCATTAAAAATCGAAAATGGCTCAGAAATTGTTGATGATGGCATTGGTCAAACTGCCACAATTAAACAAGGTGTGGCAAGCCTTGCAAAAGCTAAGGCGCCAAACCCAGTTACATTACGTCCATACCGCACATTTTCTGAAGTAGAACAATCTTCAAGTGAGTTCATTTTCCGCATTAATCAACTTGCTAATATGGCTTTGTTTGAAGCAGATGGTGGAAAGTGGCGCTTAGATGCTATCAATAATATTGCTAACTACTTAAAAGAAGAACTTGCTGATCAAACTAACATTACAATTTTAGCTTAATAGAAAATAGGAGAAATAAAAATGACTGAATACAATAACAACTTTGACCGTGAATTGGGATGGGATGATGAAATTACACAAGACAGTGTAGGTTTTGTTCAATTAGTGCCTGGTGATTATCAATTTACAGTAATTAATATGGAGCGTGCTCGTCACACACCTAATCCGAAGAGTCCAGGAAAATTACCAGCGTGTAACAAGGCGGTCGTTACGATTCAAATAGAAACATCAGAAGGAATCGCGCAATTAACTCATAACTTATTCCTACATACTACAACAGAAGGTATGCTATCAGCTTTCTTTGGAGCTATTGGTCAAAAGAAACATGGGGAACCACTTAAAATGAACTGGAATACCGTCATCGGAGCTAAGGGGGTTGCTCGTATTAATAAACGTAAAGGCACCGGCGATTATGCTGATCGCGAATACGATAACATCAAATCTATGATTTACGCTGATGAAGTTGATTGGACAAAAGTATTAAATAAAGATGTCGCACAACCACAGCAAATGACACATCAACAATCTGCTCAACCTACATATCAGGGACAACAGGCACAAGGCACTAATTTTGCACAACAACCAGCAACGCAGTCATATCAACAAGGTCAAATGCAAACACCTCAACAACCTCAAGGCGGATGGGGAGGATTCTAATGCAGCTTAGACCTTACCAAGAAGAGGCAAGGTCAGCAGTGCAACACGAGTGGGAAGACGGCAAGAAGAGAACTCTTCTTGTCCTTCCAACTGGTTGCGGTAAAACTATTGTCTTTTCGAAAATTATTGAAGACCGTGTAAGGCTCGGAGAGAGAGTTTTGGTTCTGGCTCATAGGTCCGAACTTTTAGAACAGGCTAGTGATAAATTGATGACAGCAACTGGATTAGGGACAGCATTAGAAAAAGCAGAGAATACTTCTTTAGGGTCATGGTTCAGGGTTGTAGTTGGATCAGTTCAAACGATGCAGAGAGAGAAGCGTTTGAGTAAGTTTCCTACAAATCATTTTGACACAATTATTATTGATGAAGCCCATCATGCCATCTCTGATGGTTACCAAAGAGTTTTGCAACACTTTGATAGTAGCAATGTTTTGGGAGTGACAGCGACACCAGATCGCGGTGACAAACAAAATCTAGGTAAGTATTTCGATAGTTTAGCTTATGAATATTCCTTAGTAGATGCCATCAAGTCTGGTTACTTATCTAAAATTACCGCAGTTACTATCCCGTTGACTTTGGACTTATCTACAGTTAGTCAGCAAGCTGGAGATTTTAAAGCAAGTGAGATTGGGACGGCGCTTGACCCGTACCTAGAACAAATTGCCGATGAAATGGTGAAGCAATGCGCAAACCGTAAAACAGTTGTATTTCTTCCGCTTGTTAAAACTTCCCAAAAATTTCGTGATATTCTAAACCAAAAAGGATTTAAAGCAGCAGAGGTCAATGGGGAATCGAAAGACCGCGCTGAAGTCCTAGAAGACTTTGATAATGATAAATATAATGTACTATGCAATTCAATGCTTTTAACGGAGGGGTGGGATTGCCCGACAGTCGATTGCGTAGTTGTACTGAGACCCACAAAAGTAAGAGCTCTTTATAGTCAAATGGTTGGTCGTGGCACACGATTAGCGCCGGGGAAAGAAAATCTACTATTATTAGATTTTTTATGGCATACCGAACGCCATGAACTTTGTCGTCCTGCTCATCTAATTGCAAAGACACCAGAAGTTGCTCAAAAAATGGTCGATAACATGACAGAGGAAACTGAAGTAACCTTTGAATTGTTAGAAGCTGAAGAAGTAGCTAGCAAAGATGTTGTCGCAGAACGAGAAGAAGCACTCGCTAAGCAGTTAGCAGAAATGCGTAAGCGTAAACGTGCATTAGTTGATCCGTTGCAATTTGAAGTAGCATCAAACATGATTAACCGCATTGCTGCTAGCGGATGGCGCCTACCAAAAGGCATCAATGCTCGAGAATACCAACCTGAATAGGAGACAAAAATGGGAGAATATTGTCACTTAAAAGAATTAGATGGACTTAGATTTGGATCATTGACAGTCATTAATAGAAACCGTAACAATTCTAAGGGTGGCAATGCACGATGGAATTGTCTTTGCGACTGCGGAAATAAAACAGTTGTTATTGGAAGTAAATTAAGAAGTGGTTATACAAAATCATGTGGATGTGCACGTAAAAATGACAACGCTAAAGGTTATTCATCTACAAGACTTTACAGAATTTGGAAAGGCATGATGAATAGATGCTATAACCACAAAAACGATAATTACAAATATTATGGTGGAAAAGGTATTTCAATCTGTGATGAATGGCTAACTTTTATTAATTTTAGAACATGGTCGCTCTCTAATGGATATAAAGAATCATTAACCATTGATAGAATAAATCCAAAAGGTAACTATACTCCACTAAATTGTAGATGGGTAAGTATGAAAATGCAGCAAAACAATAAAACGAACAATAGGTATTTATCATATTTAGGTTAAGAATATACTATTGCTGAATTTTCAGAGAAGTTAAATGTTACCTATTGGACTGTAATAAATCAATTGAAATTAGGTTGGAGTGTAGAAAGAATAGTAGAAGAAGCGAGAATGAAAAATGACAGATGATAAATTTGATTTATTACCTTTACTTGATTATATTGATCCATCAAAACTATCATATCAAGACTGGGTGAATGTTGGTTTTGCCCTAAAACACGAAGGATATACTGCTATGGATTGGGACATTTGGTCACAGTCTGACAGTAGATACAAAAAGGGTGAATGTTTCGCTAAATGGGATAGTTTCCAAGGTAATGGACTTGGGACTGTCACTGGCGCAACTATCACACAGTTAGCGAAAGAAAACGGGTGGACATCTGACTACCGTACGAGTGATGAAGCCCACGAGCTTGATTGGGATAGCACTATTGATCGTGACTATAAAATTATTGACAAGAACTGGATCGAAGCAAAAGAAATTAGAGAACCTACTAACTGGTCACCCGTTCACGATTTGATTACTTACATCAACACTCTTTTTGAATCAACTGACAAAGTCGGATATGTAACAGAAACATACCCGATTGAAATAGATAAGGGCATTATCTATAAACCAACAAAAGGAGCCTATGACAGGACAGCTGGTCAGCTTATCCAAGAATTACAAAAAAATCCTAATGACATTGGTGCTGTCCTCGGTGACTATAAAGAAGAAGCTGGTGCATGGATACGATTTAACCCTTTAGATGGCAATGGTGTCAAAAACGACAATGTAACAGACTTTAGGTATGCCTTGGTTGAATCCGATAGTATGGAACTTGGTAAGCAGTATGCTTTATTTAAAGAACTAGAATTGCCAATAGCGACATTGGTCCATAGCGGTAAAAAATCATTACACGCTATTGTCAAAGTAGATGCTAGAGATTATCAGGAGTACCGCAAACGGGTTGATTACATCTATCAAATCTGTAAGAAAAACGGTCTTGATATTGACACACAGAATCGTAATCCAAGTCGTCTATCACGAATGCCAGGTATTATGCGAAACGGTCACAAGCAATTTTTGATTGATACAAATATTGGTAAAACCAATTATGAAGAATGGTATCAATGGATTGAAGATTTAAATGACGACTTGCCAGATCCTGAAACGCTAGCTGATGAATGGAACAATTTACCAGAACTGGCTCCTGAATTAATCAGAGGAGTGTTGCGTCAAGGACATAAAATGCTAATTGCAGGACCATCAAAAGCCGGTAAGTCATTTGCATTGATTGAGTTATCTATTGCTTTGGCCGAGGGGCAGAAATGGTTAGGTTGGCAATGTGAACAAGGGAAAGTCCTCTATGTCAATTTAGAACTAGACAGACCATCAGCTTTGCACCGCTTTAAAGATGTTTATGACGCGATGGGGTTACCTCCTACTAATGTGGCAAATATTGACATTTGGAACCTCCGTGGGAAAACAGTACCAATGGATAAATTAGCACCTAAACTTATCAGACGTTCACTTAAGAAAAATTACCAAGCGGTTATTATCGACCCTATTTATAAAGTTCTCACTGGTGATGAAAACAGTGCTGATCAGATGGCCCATTTTACAAATCAATTTGATAAGGTGGCTACTGAACTTGGATGTAGCGTAATTTATTGCCACCACCATTCTAAAGGAAGTCAAGGTGGCAAAAAATCCATGGACCGCGCAAGTGGTTCTGGGGTATTCGCTCGCGATCCAGATGCTTTGATTGATTTAGTAGAGCTGGAACTGACAGAAGAGTTAATCAAGCAACGTGTTGAAAAGTCATCTGCTAAGGTTTATCAGAAAGCTTTGCAGGAACAAAACCTTTCTTACTATCAGCATGAAGTGACATTAGACGATTTAGAAAGCCGCTATCAAATGCAACAACATTTTGACAAGGCGATACCAGATATCATGCTGAAACAGCCATATCTGAACGAAATCAAGAGAATTACTCACGCTATTGAAATCAGTACAGGCTGGCGAGTTGAAGGGACTTTACGTGAATTTGCTAAATTCCAGCCAGTTAACATGTGGTTTAGCTATCCTGTTCATGAAGTCGATACAACCGGGGTACTAGCTGATATTCAGTTGGAGGATAATACACCTAATTGGCAGAAAAACATAGGTAAAGCAGAGAAGACTAAGAAAAAATCTGCTGAAGAAAAGCAAGAGAAACTCATCAATGCCATTCAGGTACTTAATGATGGTCTTGAACCAGTTACTGTCGATTCTGTTGTGGAATATTTCTCAACTGAAGCCAAACCTATAAGTGAAAAAACAATCCGCAGATGGGTCAAAAATTCAGGTCAATATAACATCGAAAAAGGAAAAATTCTCCCTAAAAATGATAATTAGGGTCACGGACAAAACCAAAAATGTCCGTGGACAAAAAATGGGACAAAACCGAAAATTCTTGGTTATGTCCGTAGGGACAAAATGTTAAAAAATTGTCCCTGAAAGTGTCCGATGGACAAAGGGACAAAACCAAAAATGTCCGTAAGAAATCGCTCAACCGTGCAGGTTTAGAGGTGCTATGGACAAAACCAAAAATGACGGACAAAACTAGGGACATAATTCTATTTTTTTCAAAAATAGAATTTAGGAAATGTCCCAATTGGTCAATAGGTACATGAACAGGAACAAGGGGGTCTAGAATCTCCCCCTTGTAACCCTGTAACCATGTCCCTTGACATTGACTATGCGCGAAAATAAAAAAGATGGGAAGTGACAAAAATGGAAGAATACAAAAAAAGAATGATTGTTGAATATCAAGAATTAAAAAGCCGTGCAGAAAAATTATCAGTATTAATTAATAAATTTTATATTGATAGTCTAGATTTTAAATTACAATGTCCTATTGAATTATTAGTAGCACAATGGCATGCAATGGGTGCTTATCTAAAAATTTTAGAACAACGTGCAGCAATTGAAAAAATAAACTTGGATAATGTTGATCATGACAATTGAATTTTTTATCCCAATGAAAAAAATACCGACAACTACACACCAACAAAAAAAGGTCCGAGTGGTAAATGGTAAGCCACAGTTTTATGAACCTGACTCACTTAAGGATGCCAGGGCGAAATACATGAGTTTGTTATCAGCTCACAAACCTGATCAGAAAATCAGTGGACCAATTAGGCTGACTGTCAAGTGGTTATTTCCAATGACAAAGAAATCAGTTAATGGACAGTATAAAACTTCTAAGCCTGATACTGATAATTTGAACAAGCTACTTAAGGACTGTATGACTGAATTGGGTTACTGGAATGATGATGCGCAGGTTGCTTCGGAAATTATTGAGAAGTTCTGGGCTGATACAGTAGGAATATACGTAAAGGTGGAAGAGTTATGAGAATTGATTATATTGATTTTTTTGAACGAGTGGTTCCTGACTGGATGCGAGAAAGTAACAAAAAAATACAAGAAGTTGGATTTAATACTGAAGCGTATTGGCAATGGGCAAATCAGTCAATTGTTATGATTTGCGAAACTTATGGTAACGACTCATTAATCAATGGCCAATTTCATCTTATCTGGGAGTGGCTTGAAAGTAAAACAAAAGAAAGTAGGTAAAAATGGTAAAACATGTTGTCAGGATTTACAACAAAGGTATTACAGCGACTTACGCGATCTATGACAAAAAACTGTTTAAGGAGCACGAGTTCGCAACAAAAAGAGAAGCAATGCAGTTTATTAGAAAACTAGAATTAGCTAATGATAAGCGAGTGACAGAATATTTTTTGAGATAGGTGGAGAGATGCTGACGGAAGATACGTTTAAAAAAATTGAGGAGCTTGAAGCTGCTTGTCAGGATACGACAGATAACATTAAAAAACCATCACACTATCAAGGCAGGCATGGCATGGAAGCAATCGATGTGGTTAAAAACTTTTCGGCTTGTCCAGAGCACGAGGAAGGTTTTTACTGGGGCAATGCTGTTAAGTATTTACTACGATATCATGCTAAAAATGGCATTGAAGACCTCAAAAAAGCAAGGCAGAACCTTGATTGGTTAATCGAAAAGTTGGAGGAAGTGGAATGATACCGAAATTTAGAGCGTTTAACCAAAAGACCCAAAAAATGTATGGTGTTGATGGCTTTAAATCAAGTGAACGCAAAATATACAGATGCAGCTTAGCAGATGATGAGTTTCGCTCTGGTCGCTTAGAGACGTTTCATTTTGTCGAGGATAACCTTGATGATTATATTCTCATGCAATCAACAGGCCTATTTGATAAAAATGGCGTGGAAATTTTTGACGGGGATATTGTGAAATTACAATACACAATTGCTAGCGATTTTGAACTTTTTGAAGTACGTCAATTTAGAGGAGGGATGTGGCGAATTGACAATAGACGACGCGGATCAGATTTGTGGTTAAGAAACGAGGACTGCGAAGTTATCGGGAATATATATCAGAACAGCGACCTGATAGAAAGTGTGGAAGAATGACAACAGATGAATTATTGCAAAATTTACGTGATGACTTGAATAAAATAATTAATGTCCTAAAAAACGATTGGAAAGCACTATTGTTTCTTGCAATCGCAATATTTGGGATGATGGTAACCGTGTCGTATTTTAGCTATCGCGACGCACGACAATATTACGAGTCGCAAATCACAAGACTACGTACACAGCTAAGCAGGACACAAAAGCAGCTTAAACGTGCTAGCGAGCAAAATCAGAGACAGACAAAGCGGATTGCGGAAATGACAGATAATGGAGGATAGAGAATGACGGACATCAAGATTTTAGATGCTTGTTGTGGAAGTCGCCTATTTTGGTTTGATAAAAACGAATCTCACACAACTTTTATGGACGTCAGACAAGAAAAATTTGAGATGCACGGCAAAAAAATCAATGTCAACCCTGATGTAATTGGTGATTTTCGTGATATGCCTTTTGAAAGTAATAGCTTTAACCTTGTTGTCTTCGACCCACCACACTTAAAATATGTTGGACAAAACTCAATTATGAAAGCCCAGTATGGCCAACTTGATAAAGAAAACTGGAAAGAAGATATTTCAAAAGGTTTCGAAGAATGCATGAGAGTTCTAAAAGTTGGCGGAACACTAGTTTTTAAATGGTCTGATTGTCAGATAAATGTAAGAGAAGTTTTATCAGCAATTCCGTTTACACCACTTTTTGGGCAGCGACGTGGGACAACTCACTGGATGACATTTGTAAAGTTTGCTGAGTTAACGGGTAATGGAGGATGACATGATTAAGATCGATGAGATACATCGCATACTAGGCATCGACGAAGTTTATAAAGCACCCAAACGACTTACGGACATACTCTTTGATAAAGATAGTCGTGAGGATATATTTAGACAGTTTTTGGATATTGAGGCAGATCTATCTTATGACTGGTTTATGCGATATTTTGAGGATGAGCATGCCGATCGTAAAAATAAAAAGCAAGATTTTACTCCGCTAAGTGTATCTAAGTTACTGACTGGATTGGTAAGTGGGCACACATATCATGAGAGTGCAGTAGGCACAGGAGGAATCCTCATACAAGCGTGGCAAAGACATAGGATATCATCAAATCCTTTTACCTATAAACCAAGCGATTATTGGTATCAAGTAGAGGAGTTATCTGATAGAGCATTACCGTTTTTACTCTTTAATATGTCTATAAGAGGGATAAATGGTGTGGTGGTGCATGGTGACTCTTTAACAAGACAAGTTAAAAACATTTATTTTTTGCAAAATACAAAAGACGACATGCTGAGTTTTAGTGATATTAACGTTATGCCAAGGACTCAAGATATTGAGCGAGAATTTAATGTCAAAGAGTGGATTGGTGATGCGATAGTGCATGTAGAGAGTAAGTTAAATGCGAGGCAAAAATGAACATTGAAGAAGCGAAAAGAGCGATAAGAGAACTAGAGGCAAGCGCTCAAGAGCCTAGTCTGACCGACATTGATGTCGGTCAGTTGAGCAATTAAATTCCCACGCAAGCGCTCAAGAGCCTGCGATGGCTCTGTGGGGGTGGACCGAAATTAAAAAAATAGAAACGAGAACCTCCTTACACCAAAACAAATCTAAAGCGGGTTATCGGTCATCCGTGATTATCCAAGGCGTCGCTAATGCTTTAACACGACATCGTGCGCCTGTGTCAAAAAACAAAGGAAAGAGAGGACTTTTCTCCACAAAAAAAGACGTCCATGCGAACGCCTTCATGATTAAATACCCAACAATATTATATCATGAATGGAGAGTTAGATGGGCAACATTCCGACACCAAAAGCTAATAATTTTTTGGAAGAATTAAAGACTATCCCACATCTCATAGAGACCCTTGAAAGAGACGCTAACCTAATGAGTCGGTCGCTCGTTAAGTCTCCTCAATGGTCTGATATGCGAGTGTCTGGTGGGGTTAAACAATCACAGGAAGACAAAAACATAAAGATGCTGCATATGGTTAGCTATTATAGTGATCAGATTGAGCGTTTAAAAGACCGTCGACAAGAAATGGCTAATTTGATTGTGCAAAGCATGGGCATTTGTGAGAGTCACGTTTTACTCACGACTTATCTTGACTGTGATGGAGACTATGAGAGAGCCAGAGAACGCTTAAACATAGGAAATCGTAATAAATACTTTATGTTTGTTAGGCGAGGAAAGGAAAGTCTGGAATTGATACTAAAAAATACTAATTAGATACAAATTGATACTACATAATACTAATAGCTGTGTTAATATTGTAGTATAGCAAAATAGCAAGAAGAGATAACCTTTTAACCAATTGGCTATTCATTTAGTCGCCAACTTTAACTACAATCAAACTTGTTATTTTGTAGCCTGATGGCGGTACAGCGAGTTGAGACGACAACTGGGTATGCAGGTTCGATTCCTGCCGTCTCAATCAGCGCCCAGAAGAGGCGCGACCCAGTATCCCGAAAGGCAGTCACGCACTGATATACTGGTTTTTACTTGGTTGATAGTCATATTCCTACCAATGACGATTGGTAAAAAAGATACATAGATCGGCTGTATAGTCTACGTGTACGTATTCACAACAGATTGACTCATTTGATTAACCACAAGTAAAACAAGGGTCGCAACCTTGCTTGTGGTTAGTAGGGACAACGGTTGTAAGTCGGTTCGATTCCGACTGTTCCTGTTTGATAAATAGAAGTGTCCCAGAATGGGCTAGGCAATAGGCTTAGCATTCATTTGCTATTTATCTATGGTTAACCAATTAGTCATCACATAGTGGTGGCTTTTTATTATTTCAAAACAAATAAAAGCAGGAGGTTTAGGCTTGGGTAGAGCAAGAGACCCCAACCGAGACAAAGCATTTGAAATCTATTCAGAACACAATGGAGACATTGAACTGGTTGAGATTGCTGAGTGTTTGGGTGTTTCAGCTGGCACTGTCCGAGGTTGGAAAAGTAAAGACAAATGGGAACCTAAAATAAAAGGAACGTCCCAAAAGAAAAATACGGAACGCTCCAAAAAGCCAAGGGGTGCTCCTAAGGGTAGCAAGAACGCTCTAGGACACGGAGCGCCTAAAGGAAACACCAACGCTCTCAAACATGGATTGTTTGCTAAGTACCTCCCTCAAGAGGTTTATGAGATAGCTCAAGAGCTATCAAACAAGCATCCTATAGATATACTTTGGGAAAACATCACGCTGACCTATGCTAATCTACTGCACGCTCAGCGTATTTTATTCGTTCAAGATGTCGATGATAGGAATGCCTTTGTCACAAGCGAGGGTAAGGCTGGTGTGGGCTATGAACATCACACAGCATGGGATAAGCAAGGCAAGGCTCTAGCTGCAATAGCAAGGGCACAATCAGAGCTTAAAAGCATGATTAAGACCTATGATGAGCTGACACGTAGCGAACTTGTTACTGACGAGCAGCGAACACGTATTGAACTACTTAAAGTCAAGCTCGATGCTGAAAAAGGCTCTAAGCCTGATACAAGCTTGATGGAAGCATTGTTAGATGCTGTGGAAGGGGGTGATTAACCTTGGAGATTATCTTTTCAAATAAACAAAAAGACATCATTAGACGCCCTTTTAACTACGAATTAGAGGTCAACGAGGGAACACCCAGAAGTGGAAAGACCACCGCTGGGCATTTTCGTTATGCTAGGTATCTAATTGAGTCAGAAGATGAAAATCATCTTGTGACTGCTTATAATCAAGAACAAGCTTATCGTTTGTTTATCGACGGCGATGGTACGGGTTTGATGCATATATTTGACGGTAACTGGGATAGCTTGCAAGTAGGTGGCCCCGCTCGCTTTAACACTCGTGATTTTACTGGTGTTGTCGGGTGGATTAGATTGCCAGTTAATCACACTAACCAGACAGTAGATACAGCACCACAAAACTCGGACACAATCGTAGAGACACCAAAAACAGGTACCTTTACGCTTGATGTCGCAGAGATTAATATTAGATGTTGGCCAAGCCTTGCGAGCGAAGTAGTAGGTAGCTATAAGCAAGGTGATACTGTCAGCTTTGATAGCGAGGGTTACGCCAATGGCTACTACTGGATTAGCTATGTTGGTGGCTCTGGTATGCGAAACTACATGGGTATTGGCCAAACTGATAAAGACGGAAACCGTATCAGTGTTTGGGGTAAATTAAATTAGGAGGTAAAGCTCCTTTAGATAAGACAAAGAAAGCCCTCAGCAATTGCTGGGGGCGGTTTTTTTCGCAAAAAACTTCGCATTTATTGACAAAAAGCTCAAGGCGTGTCATAATGAGGGTGGTTATAGAAGATAAATTTCGTTCATTTATCCTCCTTTCTAACCCAACGTCCTCGTTGTTCGTTGAACCCGTAGTGATATGGGCGTATGACTGAAAGCACATCATACGGCTTGGCAGAGCTTAAGAACTGTTCTCTTGCGATAAGCCTAAGAAGCACAATAGAGAGTTAGAGTTTTGCCCCTCTAATCGTTAGCCCTGACCGGAGGATATTTCCGGTCCGTGCTTTTTTATTTTGTAGAAAGTTTTTTGATAGTGGAACTCAAAGAAATAGTTAATGATTATGAGCTAAATTTTTGTGGAAAAAGGTGTAAAGTTGAGACTAATTTTAAACATTTACCCGAATTTATGATTTTATTTGATATAAGAGATTTGTATCATCTTCTAGGTATTCACAAGTTGAAAACAAAGTATCGCGCAACAAATTGGGTTGAAGCTGTGAAAGCAGATGTTTTCCTCTTATCGAATTATTCAAAGCATCCAAATTTTAGAGAAGTTCTTCCTAGAGTTGGTAATTATAATTTTTTATATGAGATATTCTATCAGTTTAGAGTTAAAATCTGTATTTTAGATAAGGATTTAACTAAAAACACAATGAAACTGAGTGTTGTTTTTTATAAAGACAACAAGAAGAAATTAGTAGTTGTAGGATTAAAAAGAGATGAGACAGGGGTCTTTAGGCCAGCTACGTTGCATGAGAGTCGAAACAACCCCTACAAGCGAATTAAGCATACTGCTATAAAATCAATAACTTGGATTTAGAACATACCTTTTGTGCTGATCGCCACTGACACTAGCGACTCTTGCTTTTTTATTTGTTGTGTGTTAGTATATAGTTATCATCCATAAAATATAAAAGCTATTTTTTCCCAGCCTATGTGGGCGGGTTTTTTATTTGCCTAGAAATAATCAAAATGTTATTATAAATTAAAAATCAAAGGAGGCATATTATGTCAGAAGAAAAACTAAAAGCAAAAGTTGAACAAGCTTCAGGTAGCCTTAAAGAAGGAGCTGGTAAGCTAACTGGCGATAAAGAGTTAGAGGCAAAAGGATTTGTTGAAAAAACAATTGCTAAAGGTAAAGAACTAGCAGATGATGCCAAAGAAGTAGTCGAAGGGGCAGTAGACGCTGTCAAAGAAAAACTAAAATAAAAAAACAACCGCTCAGATAATTTCTGGGCGGTTTTTGTGTGTCTAAAAATTTTTTGAAATCTTAGTTTTCTTCTTCTTCGGTAGTAGTATCGTTATAAACTATTTCTTCTGAATCATCCACAGAATTTTCTATTTCGTCTGTTGTAGAATCTTCAATATTATCAATTTCACTTACAGGGCTTTCTGTTAAGAGTCCGCCCTTTTCATAATTAATATTAAATCCATCAGCGGTGTTGAAAACACGAACAGTTTCATTAATTACTCCATCGGAAGATAAAGCAGATACTAAAACTGATCTTGCTAATAACTCAGCCCCCTGATATTCAGGGATGGCACTGTAGAATACATAAACATCAGGATTCTTAGTGATATGGCTTAAAACTTTTTTCTCAATATATTGCATCCCACCTTTACGTGTCCCCACATTTTGCATTTGAGTTCCAGTAATAGCATTTTTCCGTATGGACTTTCCTCCAAGGCTATCGGCAAAGAGATGGCTACGTACAAATAAGTGACTGTTGTATTTTTTACCTTTTAATGTTGTTAACACTACAGGTACATTGTTGGTAACTTTGTATGACTTAGTACGTCTTGAATCATATTCTTTCTCGCTAATTTCTTCATTATCGGCTCTATTATAAAATCTGAACCAACCGCTTGGTTCGGGATTTGTTTCCCATTTTTCACGGTATCCTTTAGACATGTCAATCATATCTTTTGTGACAACGCCGTAAGCGCCTGTTGAACGTTTATAGCCATCTAATGGGTTATAAACTACATCAGATACGGTTACTCTTTTTTCGCTTGTACCTTGTCCTTTATAGACTCTCTCGGTTGTTTTATATATCTTAGGAAAAGCAGATTGGTCAATGTTTGACTCACCAATTACAGTATAATAGTCTTTATATTCACCATAAGTCTGATTTACTGAGACTGTTTTAGCTAAGACTGTATTGTGATGATAAGGGGGAATTGCCATCACAGCAAATGATGCGAATGCTGCGACAATTATTCTGACGAGAAAGTTTCTGAGCTTTTTAGACATATCCATGTCCTCCTTTTGTTATTTACAGATTAAGTATACCATTTTAAATTAAAAAAATATGAAATTAATAAAATTAATTTATAACTAAAAGCATACTAAATTTTCTTTTTATCTAATATTCGTCAATAGTTAATAAGTTAGTTTGTCATAAAATAGATGTTATTTAATTTTAAATAAGCTTTAAATTTAATTATATTATTTCCTGTAAAATACGAATAATAAGATAAGGAGGTGCATTATGCTAACATACGATGAGTTTAAGCAAGCTATTGATGACGGATATATCACAGGACACACAGTGGCGATCGTGCGCAAAAACGGACAGATTTTTGATTATGCGTTGCCTGGTGAGAAAGTCAGACCATGGGAGGTTGTGATCGAGGAGAGGGTGGCGGAGGTGTTGATGGAATTGTGGTGAAAGGGTGCAAAAAAGGGGCAAAAAAGATTAAAAATGAAACTATTTTAAACTTTTTACTATAATAATTACCTTTTAAATCAACACTTGAACTATTGTGAACCATTGTGTACAATAGTAGTAGATTCCGGCAGGGGTCATTATTGTCACTGAAAAAGCCTTTACATCAAAGGCTTTTTGTTTTATTCCGGTTTTAAAAGGGTCAGTTTGTTTATTTATAATTTCTTTCATGTTTACAGTTGTGTGACTGTAAATAGATAATGTTGTTTTTGGATCGCTGTGACCAACTCTATCCAT